GTTCCTGGATATAAAAACTTCGCAACCGATACTATTTTTTCGCATAACACTCCCGAAGTCTCGGCTGCACTCGATATCTACAGCGAAGAGAGTTCCACGAAATCAGAAAAGGGACAAATTTTAACAATACATTCAGATTCGAAAAGAATTAAACATATATTAGATGACTTGTTTTATAATGTATTGGATATTAACACCAATATACAGATGTGGACAAGAGGTATGTGTAAATATGGAGATAACTTTGTTTATTTGAAAATAGATCCTGAAAAAGGTATTGTGGGATGTCAACAATTACCTAATATTGAAGTTCAACGACTTGAAGGAGCAAGACAATCAACCCCAAACCAAAGTGATAGGGTTGGTAGTAAATTTCCATCGAGAGAATTAAGATTTACATGGATGAACAAAGATATGGAATTTCAAGCATGGGAAATTGCCCACTTTAGAATTCTTGGCGACGACAGGAAATTACCCTATGGGACTAGCATGTTAGATAAAATCAGAAGAATTTGGAAACAACTACTTCTAGCCGAGGATGCTATGTTAGTTTATAGAACATCTAGAGCTCCTGAAAGAAGAGTTTTTAAAGTATTTGTGGGTAATATGGATGATAAAGATATTGAGCCATATGTACAAAAGATAGCGAATAAATTTAAAAGAGATCAAGTTGTTGATCAGAAAAATGGCCAGGTCGATATGAGATATAATCAAATGGCTGTTGATCAGGATTATTTTATTCCTGTTCGTGATGCGTCACAACCTAGTCCAATTGAAACATTACCTGGAGCTCAGAATTTAGGGGAAATTGCCGATATTGAATACATTCAAAAGAAAATGTTGGCTGCTCTTCGTATTCCAAAAGCGTTTTTAGGATTTGAAGATGTTATTGGTAATGGTAAAGGATTGGCGTTACTTGATATTCGTTTTGCTAGAACAATTAATAGAATACAACAATCAATAATTCAAGAATTAAATAAAATAGCGTTAATTCAATTGTTTCTTTTAGGCCTTGAAGATGAATTAAATAATTTTACATTGATGTTAACTAACCCATCGGGTCAATCTGATTTATTGAAAATTGAACAATGGAAAGAAAAAATCACGATGTATAAAGATGCGACATCCGATCAATCGCAAATGGGCATTCTTCCTGTTTCACATACATGGGCTAAAAAGAATATTCTTGGATTTAGTGATAATGAGGTTATACTTGATTTACAGCAGCAGAGAATGGAAAGAGCAATCGGATTTGAATTGACTAATACTCAAATGATAATTAAACGTACCCATATTTTTGATGATGTCGATAAAAAATACGGTATATCTGAAGATGAGCGTAAGAAACTTGAATCAGCACCGCCAGCACAGCCTGGTGAAGCGCCGGGAGGTGGTGGAGGCGGAGGAGGTGGAGGAAGCTCTAGCATGCCTGAGACAGCGTCACCATTAGGTACATCAAGTGTGCCAGGAGCAACTGGAAATGAGCCAGGTGCTCCAGCTGGAGCAGCTCCCGCAGGTGGAGAAGCTCCATTAAGTGAATCAAGGAAAAATAAGATCTTATCTATGTTAAATGAAGATACAGAAATGGAAAACTTATTTGATATGAAAAAGGCGCAAGATAATATTTATCAAATAGAAAAAACAATAACGGACATTTTAAACGAATAAAAGATGAATAAATTTGGAACTATTAAAAGTAAGATTTTACAAAAATTAACCGAAGCATATGCTAATGGTGATAAAGTTAAAATCAAAGAAATATTAACATCCATCACAAAAGACGCCGATTTTAAATCAATGTATATGTTTTATGAAGATATGGAGAATAAATATTTCGAAAACAAGGAAGATGCTAAATTATTTCTTGAAGAAATATCTCCGATGTTAGAAAGTAAAACATCACTTAATCAGCTTAATAAATTTTGTAAATCATTAGATAAAAAACTCGGAGATGTAACTATTGTTGAAAATGAATTGTATTCAAATTTAGATATTCTCTCAGATCCTACTCAATTAAAAAATGTTGATAAAAAAATTCTTGCGAAAACAAAACTTATTGAACATTTAACAACAAAGAAAGAAATTCCTGAATTGGTTGAAACCAAGTTTTCGTCAAATGAAAATTTATTGCATGCTGTCTTAGCGAACAATTTTAATGTACTATATGATAATACTCTGAATGAGAAAGAGAAAAAACAATTGACTGAAATACTTTCAATATCAGATGAAGATTTAAAAATCAATTTTAATATACTACAAGAAGAAGTAACAGAGAAAATAAGCGATATACTTAAAGAAGAAAAAAATACCGAATTATTAGAAAAATTGAGCACCGCTCATTCTGAGGCAGAACGAATGAAACCGTCAAAATTAAACTATTATAAATTACAAATGTTAAAAAGCGGACTTTAAGTCCGTTTTTTTTTGTTTTATAATTTCTTTTCCGTATATTTTATGAAAACACCATAAAATAGAGATATATGATGAAAATTGATGAAAACTGGAAAATTTATTACATTAGGCTATTATGATAATGTAAAAATTGGATATGGTACTGTAGATTATAAAAATTTAAAAACCATTTATATTAAATTAAATTCATGGATTGAACCCGAAGATATGGACGATGAGTTTAATGAATTATTATCCAAAACAAAAAGAAAAATAAAATTACGAATATACGATTTAAAATCCAATCTATTCAAGAAAGAATCAATAGTCGATTTAGATGTTAGAACAAAGGGAATTAAGTTAGGAAAGAAATCCTTTATTAACTTGGAAATAACATTGTTTACTCAAAAACATTTTGATATACGAACTAAGGATCTAAAGAATATCATAAAAAAATTAATTAAAGATGTAATCGATTTGGATTTAGATAATAAAAATTTATTTAATTTTTTCAAAAATAAAAAATAACTTTCAATACCGATGTATTTATAGTAAAACTATAGATGAAGGTATTAGGTCCGAAAGATACAAACCAAAGGGGGATCCTCATAGAATTCGATGCTGGACACATTTCTCCTGACGATAACAAACAAGTAATTTCCGAAATGAAGGATATGGACTTTTCTAAAGACCTTATCCTTTATGCTGTTTTACAAAAATATGACATTCCCAATAAAAACGGAAGAATTTATCCTGAATCCGTTTTAAGACGAGAAAACGACAAATATCAGGCAATTATCAAAAATGGCGGAGCATTAAGTGAGCTTAACCATCCAACATCATCTCTTATAGATTTAGATAGAGTATCCCATTCCATCCTTGAAACATGGTGGGAAGGCAATGTTTTAGTCGGTAAAATTAAAGTGTATACTTCTCCAGGTTGGAAGAAGATGGGTATTATTAGTTGTAAGGGCGACCAAACTGCTAATCTATTATTAAATGGTGCAACATTGGGTATATCTTCCCGTGGCGTGGGATCATTAAAAACTGCCAAAGGACAAAATGTTGTACAAGATGACTTTGAACTTGTATGTTTTGATATAGTATCATCTCCATCAACACCTGGCGCATATATATTTAGTGACTTGGATGATAGGATGAAGTATGAAGAAACTATTCAAGAAAAGGCTCCAGAACTAAATAAAATAACATCCTTGATGAGTAGATTAGATAATTTTTTAAGCAAATAATGAATTTTTTTTAGATTAACGATATAAAATAATAAACTTTTAATAAAATCAATGTATTTATAAAAACAAACAAAAAAGAAAAATGGCTAACAAATCTATTTTAGAACAAGCATTACTTCAGGTGGCAACACTTGAGGAGGCAGTTAAAGCGAACGCAAAAGGTATACTTGCTTCTACTATGAAACAAGAACTAAATGATTTGCTCAAAGAACAAGAGGATGAAGATCCTGAAGAAGAAGAAAAAGATGTACCCGCTGAAGCAGGTGATGATGAAACTTCGATAAGTGGTGACGCGGAACCAGATAATGACGCTGATGATACCGATCCTGACCTTGAAGGCGAACCAGAGGGTGAATTCCCTGCTGTCGACGACGAAGTAGAGGAACCCGAATCAGACGACACTCTTGACATGACTGGAGCTTCAGAAGAAGAAGTTTTGAAAGTTTTCAAAGCTATGAAACCTGAAGATGGTATTGTTGTTAAGAAAGACGGCAATACAGTTCAGTTCTCAGATGACGGAAATGACTACATTATCAAACTTGATGATGACGAAGAATCCGAAGAAAGTGAACTTCCAGCAGAAATGCCAGACGAGATGTCAAGCGAAATGCCAGACGGTCTTGCTGAAGGTGAAACAAATAGCGACGAAGTTATCTACGAAATTGAACTCGATGATGATGACGAAGAAGTAGAAGAAACCGAAGCTACTGAAGGAACGAATTCGCCTTTCGATAAAAAAGTAAGCGGCAAAAGAACCGAAACTAAAGAAAGCGTTTCACTTCCAACGAAAAGCCCAAACAAGAGTGATCCTTTTGATAAAGCTGGAATATCCCAAGGTAAAAAACTCCGTGCTACAGAGGTTAAAGAACAAGAAGGTATTAAAAGACCTGGCACCCCTCCAAAAGGATTGGGTAGTGCGGAAACAAAAGAACCAGGAAAAGGCGGCACAAAAGTAACACAGTCTGAAAAACATGACGGAACACCTCCAAAGGGAACAAAACCTGCAGCAACGAAAGAACCTGGAAAAGGTGGCACAAACGCAAAACAAGTTGAAAACCATCCTGGAACACCAGTTAAGGGTGAAGGTAAACCTGTTGTTAAAGAGCCGAAAGAAGAAGAATGCGCTGAATGTGGTGGTAAAGAAATGGAAGCTACAGAAGCCGCAAGGACTAAGTGGAATATTCATGGTGATAAAGGTGGAGCTAATAGAGCCGGTTTGAAAGGCAAAAAAGTATTTGCAGCTGGCGGAGGTCAGAATATGGGAGTAGTAGCGGAAGAAATTGAAATTCTTAGAAAACAAAACGCTGAATACAAAAAAGCGTTAGTGTTATTCAAAGATAAAATCAATGAGGTCGCTGTTTTCAACGCAAACTTAGCTTATGCTACACGTCTATTTACTGAGCATTCAACAACAAAACAGGAGAAATTGAATATTTTGAAGAGATTTGATTCGATTTCACTTATAAGTGAATCTAAAAATCTTTATACCGCAATCAAAGGTGAACTTGAAAATAAAAAACCAGTAACCGAATCAGTAGCGGAAAAAATCGCATCAACGAAAACATCTTCAAGTACTGAAGTATTATCCGAGTCAAAAGCTTATGAAAATCCTCAGTTTGCGAGAATGAAAGAATTGATGAGAAAACTAAAATAATAATAATAAAAAATAAAAATTAAAAACCAATATTAAATGGGAGCATTATTAGAATCAGGTATGGTTGGTAACATCGGTCTAAAACACCTTCGTGTTATCAAAGAAGATACCATAAAAAAATGGGATGACCTTGGATTCCTTGAAGGATTAGTAGGTCACCAGAAAGATAACATCGCACAGTTGTATGAAAACGAAGCGAGTTTCTTAATAAACGAAGCGGCTGTTTCCGATTCATCAGGTTCTTTTGAAACTGTTGTATTTCCGATTATTCGCCGTGTATTCTCAAAACTGTTAGCTAACGACATCGTAAGCGTGCAGGCTATGAACTTACCTATCGGTAAATTGTTCTTCTTCATTCCTAAAATTCAGGAAAGAAACGGATCACAGCCTGGTCAACATTACGCACCTTATGGTTATCCTAACACAACCGACGGACAGACTGCAGGTTATCCTGATACAGCTGTTAATCTTTATGACCGTTTTTATGAAAATGATGGCGGAACCGGAAACTCACCTGACACAGGACTTTTTGACTACTCAAAAGGTAAATATGTTAGTTCAGGCGTTACAGCTGGCCACACGATTAAATTCGTTAATGGCACGACTATACATGACGGAAATGGAGGTAATTACTCAGGTGAAACTGTTAGTCAGGTTATTGTATCCTTCACAGGATTCGCAACAGACGGACAGGGTAAACTTATCGGAGCTAACGGCGCAGTAATGGATACAGAAGATTTCTTGGCGTCAGCCACGATTACATATCCAACTGATACAACTACGAAATCTTCAGCTGACGCTACACAAACATCAAGAAACTTTAATATCGTAACTCAGAAATACGGTAAGGGTATTGTTGAATACGGTTCAAAAGCAACTACTGGATCTTTCCCATCAGGTAGATGGCAGGACATTTGTGACGAAACAGGAACTATTTATATTAGCGTAGATTTAGACACCTATAACGCAACAAGTGGTTTCTCTGGATATGTAACACCTGCAGTTACAGGTTTAACACCTTCATACTTCAAATTGACATATAGAGTTTATGACACTCTTGAATTCGAAGAAGAAATCGGTGAAGTATCATTTGACTTGTCAAGTGTTACAGTATCCGTTACTGAACGTAAATTGAGAGCTAGCTGGTCACCTGAATTAGCGCAGGACGTAAGCGCATTCCACAACATCGATGCTGAGGCTGAGTTAACCGCTCTTCTTTCAGAACAAATCGCTGCTGAGGTTGACCGTGAAATCCTTCGTGACCTTAGAAAAGGCGCAGCATGGAAATCACGTTGGGACTATAATGAGTGGAAATATGGTGTCGGTGGAACATCACCTTATTTGGGTTATACTCAGAAAGACTGGAACCAGACATTGGTTACGAAAATTAACCAGTTGTCAGCTCAGATACATAAAACTACTTTAAGAGGTGGTGCAAACTGGATCGTTATTTCTTCGGAAGTATCAGCAGTATTTGACGACCTTGAGTATTTCCACGTATCAAACGCCGCTCCGGAACAAGATCAGTATAATATGGGTATTGAGAAAATCGGTACTTTGGCTGGTCGTTACCAGGTTTATCGTGATCCGTACTTCCCGCCTAACAAGGTGTTAATCGGACACAAAGGAAAATCATTATTGGACGCTGGATATGTATATGCACCGTATGTACCTCTACAGTTAACCCCAACTATGTATAATCCATTTAACATGACACCTATCAAAGGTATTATGACCAGATACGCGAAAAAAATGGTAAACAATCGCTACTTCGGGGTCATTGACGTAAAAGGTATTCAGGTATTTAACATGGACACATTGAGATAGTATTATCTTAGAAATATTCGAAAGGGACAAGAAATTGTCCCTTTTTTATTTTTAATACTTGATAATAACAGATTTTTTGGTTATATTTATTAATATGAAAAAAATTATATTTACCGAAGAAGAACTGAATTGTATTATCAAAATGTATAATATAGATATTCAGAATACTCGAACAATATCATCTAAGTTTAGTGTTGATCGTGGCGTCATTAATCGAATACTATTAAAAAATAATATTGTATTGAGAAAACCAGGAAGAACCGATTTAGGCGGGCGTAAAGTTGCAGATAAAAAATGGAGGGATAATAATAAAGAATACACATCGAAAAAACATAAAACTTGGGCATCCAAAAATAAGATGCATCTCAAAGAATATATAAAAAATTATCGAGAAGAAAATATTAACAGCATTAGAAAAACTAAAAACGAATATCAAAAAGCTCGTAAGGCTAAAGATCCATTATATAAATTAATTTGTAATTTCAGAACCGCCATCTATACCGTTCTCAAAGAAAATAATATAACCAAATTCGGGCATTATTTCGAAGTATTAGGATATTCTCCTAATGACCTTATGAAACATTTAGACGCCCAACTAAAAGATGGAATGACGTGGGAAAATTATGGAGAATGGCATGTCGACCATAAACTTCCAATATCGTCATTTACATTCACAGATATGAATGATCCTGAATTTAAAAAATGTTGGTCATTAGAAAATCTACAACCATTGTGGGAATTGGAAAATCTTAGTAAATCAAATCACATTTTATAATCTTTTAAGTTTTTCGCGACAATTTAAGATAGGGTTAAAATTAAACGGATTATAATTTGTTTTTCTTAATATCTATGTGTATATTTGTAAAAAATTAGAATATGAGTAAAACAAATTTGACGGATGATGATGTGAGTAAAATCATTGAAATGTATAATACAGAAATAAAAAGTACTCATAGGTTAGGAGAACATTTCAAAGTTGGGCATAAAAAAATTTCACAGATATTAAAATCCAATGGAATTTTAATTAATAAAAAAGGTGCTCAGGAGAAAGATGGTAATAGTAAGAAGATTGAACAAAGTAAAACCAATCGTTATGGTTTAGATAATAAAAATAGAATATTAATTGCTGTGTGCAAAAAAACTCAGAAAGAATTTAATGATGTAAATAATTTATCTGGCGCTCTTACCACTCACATATTGGAAACATTTGAAAATGCTTATATACCATCAACCAACTATCAACGAAAAAAATATGAGAGTATTAATGGAAAAAAATGGCATGAAGAATATTTTGATATTATTGAGAAGGATGTTAAAAATGTAAGAATATGTAAATTGTGTGGATGGGAAACCGAAGATATTTCAAATAAAACGGGATGTTTTGAAATTCATATAACAAAAAGTCATGATATGGTATTATATCAATATCTGGAAAGATTTCCTGAAGACATTAAATATCATAAAAATTTTATAAAGAATAATGAGCGTGATGAACAATTCTTAAATGATGAAAATTTTGTTATTTGTAAACTTTGTAATAGAAAAATGAAAGTAATTTCAAATACTCATTTAAAAAGTAAACACAATACATCAAGTGGGGAATATAAACTTCTATATCCCAACGAAAAATTATCATCAGAAACATCGACATCGGTTTTCAGAAAGAACAGTATTATTGGTAATGTTAATATGACCCCAACTTGGACATCCGCTGGTGAAATTGAAATTAAAAATTTCATTGAAGGTTTGGGATATGTGGTTGAAAAAAGTAAAAATAGAAAACTTTTAGTTGGTAAGGAAATTGATTTGATTATTCCAAGTATGAAAATTGCCATTGAATATAATGGATTGTATTACCACACTGAAAAAATGGGAAAAAATTCTACTTATCATTTAAATAAAACAATTGAATGTCATAATCTCGGATATAAATTAATACATATATTTGAAGATGAGTGGATATTAAAAAAAGATTTGGTTAAGAATAAGTTGAAACATCTTCTAAAAATGAATGATGGGATTAAAATCGGTGCAAGAAAAACTATAATAGAAAAAATTGGATCAGAAGAAAAATCTATATTTTTAAATATTAATCATATACAAGGTAATGATTCCTCTGTAATATGTTATGGAGCTTATTTTAATGACATGTTAGTTGGCGTTATGTGTTTTAACAATAAGAGAAATATGACCAAATCAAAATTAGGAGAATATGAATTAACGCGATATGTGGTAAAACAAGATTATATGATTGCTGGTCTTGCATCAAAATTTATTAAACGATTTATTATGGATTATTCCCCAGAAACTATAATAAGCTTTGCAGATAGACGATGGACTCCTGATGGCACTAATAATCTATATACTAATACTGGTTTCAAGTTAGTTGAAATCATTAAACCTGGATATTCTTATTATAATTCAAAAGTTGATAGATATAGACGTTTTCATAAATTTGGATTTGGTAAAAATTCATTAAAACGAAAATTTCCTGATTTGGATTTTACAAAGACGGAAAAAGAATTAACATCGGAACTTGGATATGATCGTATTTGGGATTGCGGATTATTTAAATATAAATTAATACCATCAAATCACATTTTATAATATCCAAAATTTTTCGTATATTTAGAAAAACAATTAATATGAGAATATTTGATTTAATTCCAGAAGACATTTTTATTCAGGACATTGGAAATCCCGAGCACGATGAATACATCAAATCGGGAAATTGTTATGAACATTATTATGACCTAGCTAAAAAATACAAACCCAGATCTATTCTTGAAATTGGAACCAGGTACGGATATAGTTTATGTTCAATGGTTGCGGGAAGTATAGATACTGTTGAATATGTAGAAGGATGGGATGATAATTCATATAATTCCAAATCTACCGAGTTTGCAAGAATTAATTTAACATATATTTTAGGATATACAAATGAATATTCCTTTAAATGTATTAATAGTCACGATGTTAAAACATTGGACAGACAATTTGACCTTGTTCATGTTGATGGGGATCATGGCTATTTTGGAAAATTACAGGATTTAGATCTTATAAAACATAGGTGTAAAGTGGTTATTATTGATGATTATGAATACATACTCGAAGTACATTCTGCGACTAATGACTTTCTAGTTAGAAACAAAGATATTATAAAAGATTGGTATGTTATAAAATCTCTTCGGGGTACTTTTGTGATAGAATTTAAATAAAAATATTTTAGAAAATGGAATGGATTGATTATTTTTTAGGAATTGCCGAGCAAATTAAGTTAAAATCGAAAGACCAGTCTACACAGATAGGCGCAGTTATCGTTGGAAAGGACAAAGAGATACGTTCTACGGGTTATAATTCTTTTCCGAGGGGATTAGATGATAATCGGCCCGAGCGTCAGGAAAGACCTGTAAAGTACTTCTATTTCGAGCATGCGGAGCGTAACGCAATCTATAATGCGGCTAGAGTTGGAATTCCTCTTGATGGCTCAACAATTTATTTAACTTCTGGCCCTCCATGTGCTGATTGTGCTAGAGCAATTATTAATTCTGGAATCAAAAAAGTTTACTGTAAATCAGTATGCACAACCAAAAATAAAGAGAAATGGGCGGAGTCTCAGTCCATCGCCTTAGAAATGTTAAAAGAATGTAGCGTAGAGGTCATTTTTTATGCTTAAATGAAAGTATTTATTAATATAATTATTTCCCCTTATGAATACCGATATCTTAGAAAAAAACATCAACGAAGAAATTGATGGAAGAGAGGCCAATACAGAAAAAGGATCTCTTAGAACATTATTAAGTGGTCAAAGAAATGTGGCTTTTGTTCCTGTTAATGAGCAACTCCGAAGATTATTGGAAAAAAGGGGATATCGTATTATACTAGTAAGAAGGCACGATATTGATAAATTTTCATGGTGGTCAATAGTATATAATGATGCGGGGCGTGAACACGCACATAGACTATATAAAATTGCACAGATTAAACACGGATATCTCACTGACAAAACTCCTACCGAAGCAATGGAAATTGGTAAATTACTAGGATATACTGAAAAAAGTATTAAGGATTTTATTTATAATAAATATAATAAAAAACCGCCTCTACTAGATGATAATCCATATAATTACGATGATTTATATGAAGAAAAAACAGATAGTCACTTAAATAAAAAAGTAGTTGAGGTTGTCAAGGATGAAGAAGGAAATGATGTTAAAATCTGTACAGTGAATGGGGAGTTTGTAAAAGGAACAAATCCTGGCTTAGGATTTATTGAATTCGTTGAAGGCGGCCATCATTATGTCGATAGTTATCCAGAATATAAAAAATACATTCCTGAAGATGAAATATGGATTGATGAGGTATTTTTTGAAACACCCGATAATTTTAAAGGAATTGTGGGACATGAATGGAAAGAAAGAAACAATATGAAATACAATAAAATGAGTTACGATGACGCTCATAACTTATCAAATGCGGCCGAAAGAAAATTCAGAGGAGAAAAGAAAAAATTAAATGAAAGTTATCAATTCCAAAAAACAAAAGATTTAATGATCAAAGTTAATGTTATGTAGCTAGATATATTGTTATTCCCATCATTAATATTGATAATAGAATTTTCAACCATTTCTTTTCAGTAAAAATTCCAAGAAAAAACCAGTATATCCATGTTACACATACGCCAGCTAATCCCATTAATCCTAATCTAATTATTTCAGAATCCATTATATAAAAGCATTACCACTTTTCTTTAAATATTTAATTGATTCATCAATTCGTTCACAATTCTTAATAAAATTAACTTCATCTGATATTGACAGATCGAACCATTCATTATTTTTTCTTGCATGAGAATATCTTCT